GTTGAATTTCCTGACGCTCCTCTCTTGCCTCAATGGCAGGAAGATTTGTCGGAAAGACATCCAGAATGCGCTAACCATGCGGAAGTTATCCTCAAATTGACGGATAACTGGCTGTCACGGTTAGAGTCCCTCCCCGGGACCCTGACAACGACAGGACAGATGATGGGTGATCCCACATCTTTCCCAGTAATGATGCTGCATACATTGTATTCAGCATCAGAGTCGTTGGTGCGTTACCCTTATTCCCAAAAAGAGAAAAGGGCAAAGCACTATCCGGGCCTTAGGAGAGGGGATGTGGTGTTAAAAGGCGTCGGCGACGACGCCTTGAAACCTCGTTGGACATCGGCACGTCGCAGAATGTACGATTCTGTGTTCGTGTCGATGGGAGGTCGGTTGTCAGCACCCAAGTGCTTTCACCATCCCTCTCGGGGCATCATCTGTGAGATTCCCACAGTTCATGGTGTCCCCCAACGGGTGTTTCAAACATCCACACTGGTAGCCCCACCTGGGGGTTCCAAGGGAGCAGTGACCTGGTCAAACCAGGCTGCCGCAATCCGAGGAGACCCAGATGTGGTAAGTCTCCGCATGCCAAAATGCATGTGGAAGTGCTCCCCGTATTTCTATACGTGGATGCTGGCTTACCGCATGGGAATACCAATCGCAGTTGAACCTGCCTACGGAGGAGTGGATGTTCCACTCCGACCGAAGGTTAGTACAACTGACCATGTGCCATGGCTCCAGTTCCTTTCACAGCTGTCTTTACAACAGTTAGTGGCAGGAGCTGGCCTAGCCATCGGGCAACAGTCTCGTACAACATTGTTGGACAAGGCTGCTACTCGTTGGTTAGATGAAGTAGTGAAGACCAATACTTGGCAAATTGCCAAGGCTCGCCGGGCGAAACGCCCAGAGAACTGGCCTCCACTTCTTAGCCATGACCCTTGTACCGAGGCAGCAACGATAAAACATTCGATTTCGGATGTCTATCGTAGCATTCTCGGTCAGGTCCGAGGGGTGGAATTTTATTTCCGCCCCCCTCCGATGTCTTCCCCAGAGCACGCACCATCAGTGCGCATTGCTGTGAGGAAGTTCCAACGGAAAGTTCGGAAAGCCCGCCGTGTACCAATTCGTGGTACAGGGCCAACGTTCCGCGACTTGGGCCGAAAGAAGTGCCAGTATTTCAACTGGTCAGGTGGTCTTTTACCCGATCCCAACGCCCCTTGTGCAAGCTATGGCTTGCACAAGACAGGCATCGTACGTGAGCGCTTCATAGCACCCACGTTACGAGGGTTCGGCTAAAGAGCCTGGGCGACCTAAGCAAGTCGTAAAACTGCCACTCAGTCTGCGAGGTAGCTCGCAGGAGTGGGTTTGACGAAAGCCTTATCCACACTGGGGCCTTTGGAG